CATTTAAAGTATATAAACAATTCAAAGAACAATACATCAAAGAAGTTGCCGATTACTACAAAGATAAAATTCCAAGTAAATTATACGATGCTATGTATAGATATGAAATTGATATAGATGATTAGTTTATAAATTATAAAAATTATTAGGAGAAAGAATAATGACACTAGCAGATATAATATCTCAAGTAATTATGGTTTGGATAATTTTTTTTATAGTATTATGTTTCATATTTAGTAAACTTGAGAAAAGAAAATGGAACAATGGTATATGCCCACAATGTGGTAAGCCATGGAGATATAAGTCTCGTAATAAAAAAGAAAGAATATATATGTGTGATAATTCACATTACTGTTATATTAGATGTGGTCAAGATAATTGGTAAACCTTCCAGAGGAAACTGAAAATGTTTTCCTCTTTTTTTTTGCCCTTTTATATTTCT